AGCAACTCCATGATCAGTCGACTCGCATCGTAACCGGTGAAGAATGGTCTCCAATAACCTTTCATAAAAGCAATAAGGAAGGGGTAAGTAATCAACTGCTTCCCATACTTAAACACTTACGTGGTAAGAATTATAGGGATATCCGTTTGATCCAATCCGTTACGAGAATACACGAATCGATCAGATTAAAAGCAGTTTTAGACTTAGAGCCTATTATAGCTGAATACGAAGGAACTAAAGATTTGGGTGAATTTGACTTAGATTTTCGAAAATTTCTTAAAGAATCTCCAAGAACAAGAACGCTTTTATCACAACTTCCTAAGTTAAAGCACAACGATATGTTGATTGGTCGCATCCGATCGGGTCCTAATGGTCAAGCAATTTTGACAGCTCACTATGACTCACTAGCCGTTATAAGAGATAAAGAATTACATCGCTCTATAAAAGAATATAACCACTTGATTAATCAAGATTGGATCACTTCTAATATGGAATGGTGTGCTTCAGAATCTTCAAATATTGGTATAGGAGAAGTAGAAACTGGAAAGATTGCCCTTGCATCAGAACGGGCCGGTAAGACGAGACTTTTCGCAATTGTTGATTTCTGGACTCAGAATAGTCTACAATCTCTTCATGACTGGTTAATGAAAATACTACGGTCACTACAAAACGATTCAACGTTTGATCAAGACAGAGGATTCGAAAGAATCATGTCTGTGAAAACCCATTGGATGGCTAGTTTTGACATAAGTAAATTTACTGACAGAGTCCCGTTGAGATTACAAACAACTATGTTAGAATACTATACATCCCTTGACTTCGCAAATTGTTGGGAAAGGATTGTTGGAAAACGTAGTTTTCTTTCGGACCATACCAGAGGAATTGCATGGAAAGTAGGGCAACCACTTGGAGCTTTAAGTTCCTGGGCTGCCTGCACTCTTCTGCATCATCATCTGATATGGTACGCGAGTTACTTACATTTCAACGATCACAGACCTTTCAATAAATACGAGGTTTTAGGTGATGACGTAGTAATCTGGCATAAAGGTGTGGGTAAAGCTTACGCTGATCTTCTCGATGAAATCGGTGTGAAAATAAACCACTCAAAGAGTAAAGCCTACGAGGATAATAGGAATGAGCCTATTTTCGAATTCG